AAATGGGAAGATTAGGAGTTCTTATACCATCAATTGTAAAAGATATTAAAGCGACTGCTGGCCAATTAGTAATATGTGAATATTTGTCACCATTTTATGGATCCAAAAGTGTAGCAGTTACTGACGGGTCAGATCCATATGATTATAAAAAAAGTCAACACTCGTATGGTATGTGGGCAATACCACCAGATATTGATTCACGAGTATTAGTAATTTTTGCTGAAGGAAAAATATCAAATGCATTTTGGATTGGGTGTATACAAGATGCCTATACTAATCATATGATACCTGGTATTGCGGCATCTGAAAAAACAATGCCACAAGATATAAAAGGTGGTCCCCATGCAGGACTATCAAAAGAATCACTTTATGGAACAGATTTTGTGCCAGCAGGAGAACTTAACAGGAACGCATGGAATACAAATGGGGGAAGTTATGATAAAGTTTCAAAACCTATACATCCGTTTGCAGAAACATTAAGAAAGCAAGGATTAATTCAAGATGTAGATAGAGGAACAACATCATCTTCTGCTAGACGTGAAACACCTAGTAATGTATTTGGAATAAGCACACCAGGACCGTTAGACAAATCTGCAAAATTTGAAAAGCAAGGGCCTACTGATAGCATTAAAGAAACGCAAGTTAATCGTTTACCTGGCCATACATTTGTAATGGATGATGGTGATGTAGACGGAGATAACCAATTGATAAGATTAAGAACATCATCTGGTCATCAAATTTTATTGCATGATACTGAAGGTGTTGTGTATATTGCAAATGGTTCAGGTGAGGCGTGGATGCAATTTGCAGAAAATGGTGCTATTGATATTTACGCAGGTAGTGGATTGTCAATTAGGTCAAAAAATAATATGAATTTTCATAGTGATGCAAATATTAGTATGTACGCAGGAGGACAAATTAAAATGAAATCCAAAGGTGACATTACTTTAGACGGAATGATGATTAAAGAACATTCAAATTTAGGAATTAACTTATATGCAAAGGCTGGTAGGATTACAACAAAAGTTGATGCAGGAACGATTACATCTTTTGCATCATTAGGACAGCAACATCATACAGCAGGAAATTTCCACCTTGCAGGCTTAACAGTTCATCATAATACTATTACGCCAAATCCAGGGATTGCTCGAAGTTTATCAGGTCTTTTAGTTGTGCCAGTTGGAGATGTTGATACTTCTAACAAAGGTAAACGAGAACCTTTAAAATTTGAACAAGGATTGAATCAATCAATGAATGGTATGAGAGTTCCAACGCATGAACCATTTGAAGAACATTTTGGATTGAAGCATGGATTAACAGAATTTGTAAGCACAGGTAGTCATCCATGGAAGGGTAGGTTTTCAAGTTGGATGTCATTGGCATCCACAGTTGGAACTGTAGAGCATTTACAACAACTGAATAGAACAAATAATAATATAGTTGCAAAGTTAGGACAATTTAAAGCAGATTTAAAAGAAAATATAAACTTTAATAATCTTAGTAAAACAATAGATGTATCAAAACTAACAAAAGTTGCAAACGATTTTACAAAAAATTACAGCAAGTTGTATAAGTTGCCTATAACTAAAAATCCACATTTGGATTTTGCAATAGCACCGTTGAATAAAAATATTTCATCAATAGTAAATGAAACAATTTCACAAATTAAAGGTGATACTAATAATTTGTTTAAAAATTCAGTTTTTGCTAATGCATCAGGAATAATATCTGTAGATGGAGACTTATCTCAAAAAATATCTACAAATTTTAAAAGTGTTGTTAACGATTTAACAAGTATAAAAAACAGCGGAGTTACAACCACCGGAAATATACTTGGTGACATTCATTCACCTCATATTGGTGGGTATGTTCAAAATAGTAGTACTGGATCAAATATTATTAAGAATGTAAATAAAACAAAAAAAGTTTATAAAAGCATTGTAGGTGATAATGTTGTTTCAGTTACTCAAATTGATACGATAAAAAATAGTTTTAATAAAAAAATTGCTTCAGTTAAACGTAGCATAGGAAAGGTATTTGGTTGGTAATGGCAGATAATAGAAAAGGGCAAACATTTAGAGGATTTAGTTCAAGAGCAGATAGATCTAATTTTAAACTTTATGATTTTGAATTAATTAAGCAAGATTTACTTAACAGGTTGTCTGTAAGAAAGGGTGAAAGGGTTGAAAATCCTAATTTTGGTACGATTATATACGATACTTTGTTTGAACCTTTAACAGAGGTAGTAAAAAAAGTAATTGCAGAGGATATAACCGAACAATTAAATGCTGATCCACGTCTTTCAACAGAAAATATTAGGGTTACACAATATGACCATGGAATTGCTGTCGAGGCATCCTTGACTTATGTTCCATATGATATTACAGAAAAATTAGTATTTAGATTTGATCAAGATTCATCTTTGCGTCTATCTTAATACACGCATATTACTAATACTATAAATATCGTTATTAAACATTATGGCCACTACAGAACGACAAAACAGATTATTAGTTGCAGAAGATTGGAGAAAGATCTATACTGCATTCCGTCAAGCGGATTTTAAATCTTATGATTTTGAAACCATTCGTAGAACAATGGTATCGTATATTAGAGAAAATTATCCAGACGACTTTAATGATTTTATAGAATCATCTGAATATGTTGCGTTACTTGATTTAATTGCCTATATCGCACAATCATTATCATTCAGAGTTGATTTAAATGCTAGAGAAAATTTCATAGAAACAGCGTCAAGAAGAAATTCCGTTTTACGATTAGCAAGACTTATTAATTACAATGCAAGTAGAAATAAATCGTCAGTTGGACTTTTAAAATTTAGTACAATATCAACAACAGAAGATGTTAAGGATAGTGCTGGAACAGATCTAGGAGGTATGACCGTACGATGGAATGATGCGGCAAATCCAAATTATAGAGAACATTTTATTAATATATTAAATGCTGTTAATCAAACAGGACAACTTTTTGGAACACCATTAGAATCAGATAAAATTGGAAATATTGATACAGAAATTTATATGACAAGTTCAAGGAATACAGATCTTCCAATTTATACATTTGCAAGATCAATAAGTGGTATTACAAGGAAATTTGAAATAGTTTCGGCAACAATAGCAGAAGCAGAAGTAATATATGAATCAGTACCAATTCCAGGAAGTGGATTTTCATATGCTTATAGAACAGATGGCGCAGGAGATTCATCAAACAATACAGGATTTTTTGCTTTGTTTAAACAAGGAAATTTAGCATCAGAAGAGTTTACAGTTGATCAAGCAGTAACAAATTTAGTTAAACAAATTAATGTTAATAATATAAACGATAGTGATGTGTGGTTATGGCAACTTGATGATTTCGGCTCGCCATATAAATTATGGAAACAAGTTTCTAGTTTATCAGGAAATAATGTTATCTATAATTCATTATCAGCAAATATTAGAAGCATTTACAATGTTGTTACAAAAAATGATGATAGTATTGAATTAATTTTTGGTGATGGAAATTTTGCAGATCTTCCAATAGGAAGATTTAGAGTATATTATAGAACATCGGATAATGCAAAGTATAGTATTCAACCTTTAGATTTAAAAAACATACAATTTAGTATACCTTATATAGATAAAAATGGAGGTAATCAAATTCTTACAGTTTCAACAGGATTAGAGCATTCAATTTATAATTCAGCCACATCTGAAACAACGTTTTCAATTAAAGAAAAAGCACCACAAGTTTATTATTCACAAAATAGAATGATTACAGCAGAAGATTATAATGTGGTTCCGTTGTCAGCATCGCAAGAAATTATTAAAATTAGATCAGTTAATAGAACAGCATCAGGAATATCAAGAGCAAAAGAAGTAATTGATCCAACAGGATCTTATTCTAATGTAAATGTTGTTGCAGATGATGGAATTTTATATAGAGAAGAAACAACACCAGCATTTACTTTTACTTTTAAAAATAAAAATGATATTTTAAATGTATTAAACACTAAAGTTGAATCGAAATTAAAACAAGCATATTCAAGACAATTTTATTATCACAAGTATGGTACAAAAGATCTTACAGTATTAGGTACATATTGGAATAGTACTACAACAAGTACCAATGCAAACACAGGATACATTCATGCAGGTGGACCGTTAGTTGTAGGAGACTATGCTACTAGTAATTTAAAATATGTTAAACCTGGAGCATTAATTAAATTTACATCAGGAGATACTAGAGAATTTTTAAATGGAGCATTTGTTACAGCAGGTACTGATAATGCAGAAGATAGATCATGGGCCAAAGTAGCAACAGTTGTAGGAGATGGTGCAAATGGTGGAGTAGGAAATTTAGAATCAGGAGTGGGTCCAATTACAATAGCAGATATTATTCCAGATAATGCCGTTGTAAAAGGAGTATTCCCACAATTAGCAACAGTACTTGGTACAACATTAAAAACAGATATTCAAGATAGAGTTTCTGCATATGAAGATTTTGCATTAAGATATGATGAAACAAAAGGTGAATGGAAAGTTATAACAACAACAAATGTAAGTTCTAGTTCAGTGTTTAGTTTAGGATTCACTGGAGATGAATCAGGCACTAATTTAGATCAAAGTTGGTGGTTTAATTTTACTAATGATGGCGTAATTTATACAGTAACTTATAGAAAATTAGATTATATTTTTGAATCAGCAGGACAAAATAAATTTTATTTTGATCCACAAGAAAAAATTTATGATTACAAAACAGGACAAACTAAAAAAGATACTGTGACTATGTTAAAAAATAATGTTCTTGTTAGTTCAGGATATGCAGTAGGATATCCGTTAGAATGGCAAATAGTTGATACAATTAGTGAATCAGATGGTTATCAAGATAATCGGAAAGTTAACGTTGGATTTTATGATTCTGATGATGATGGAGTTGTAGATAATCCTGAATTATTTGATATTATAGTAGAACCAACTTTAAGTGAATCTACAAAATTTGTATTTTATGAAAAATATGTTTCAACAGATAATAACATAGAAAGATATAGACCGTATGCATCAACAAATTTTGTTATTGCTCAAAACGAATCAAGTATTACATTACCAGGGTCATATACAAATGGACAATTATTTTATTTTTACGATTTAACCGAAGATGTAATTAAAAAATATGATAGTACAACAAATTCATTAGTTATAACAACAGAGTATCTTGCAAGAAAAGGAAGAGGAAGTTTGTATTTTCAGTATAAACATTTTGCAGGAAGTAATACTAGAATAGATCCTTCGGTATCTAATATAATTGATTTATATGTACTTGAAAGATCATATGATAATTTATTTAGAATATGGTTACAAAGTGGAGGCAAAAGACCTGCTTCTAGTACGTCCGACCAATTAAGAATAAATTATTCCGGAAAATTAGATGAGTTAAAAGGATTGTCAGATCAAATAATCTATCATTCTGTATCTTATAAAATTCTTTTTGGTACTCAAGCAGACGAAGAATATCAAGCAACATTTAAAGTTGTTAAAAATACAGGGACAAATATTTCAAATGCGATAGTAAAAACATTGGTTGTAGAAGCAATTAATGAATTTTTTGCATTAGATAATTTTGACTTTGGTGATACTTTTTACTTTACAGAACTTGCGGCACACATTCATAATAGACTTGCACCAGATTTATTAACAGTTGTAATTGTGCCTAATCAAGCAGGACAAGTATTTGGATCTTTATTTCAAATATCGGGTGCATCAAACGAAATATTCATTAGTGGGGCCACTGTTGATGATGTATCAATAATTGATGCCATTGGAGCAAATCAACTCCAAGCATTAGGCACAGTTGTAACATCAACCACTACTACTACGACAACAGCAAGGTCAACATCAGTAGTATCAGGAACCACTACAACCGGATCAGGGACAGTTAGTGGTACTGGATATTAAAGATGGCAGACGAATCAATAAACAGTACAAAAACCTTTGAAGTAGTTACAGATAAAGAAGGAATTCAATATAGAAGAACTATTGCTCATTTACCGTCATACTATAGAACTGATGCAAATGAAAAGTTTTTAAGTAGTACATTAGATCAAATTATTCAAAAGGGTAAGTTAGATAGATTAGATGGGTATATTGGTCGATTAGATGCTTATACTAGATCAATAACTGATAGATACTTAACAGCAACAACAAAAAGTAGAACAAGTTATCAATTAGAACCTACCGTAACTTATACAGACAAAGATACATCGTCGATTAGTCCTCAAGATCAAGTTAAGTTTACAGCAACATATGATGATTATATTAATCAATTAAAATATTTAAATGCGCCAGTTGATAATCATGATAATCTAACAAAAGAAAAAACATATTCATGGAATCCGTTTGTTGATTTAGACAAATTAATTAATTATAGAGAGTATTTTTGGTTGCCAAATGGCCCATCATCTATAAAAATCGATTCAAATGCCACAAATGCTCAAACAGAAATTTCTGTAAAAAATTTAACTGCTGATGGCAGTACTATAAGTGCTTATTTGTTTTCAACAAGACCAGCAGAAAATAATCCAGCAATGACATTATATAGAGGAAATACATACAAGTTTAAAGTTGATGCATCGGGTCATCCTTTCTATATTATGACAGAACCAGTTCCAAGTGGTCTTGCATTAGATGGAAGTACGTCAGTTTTATATACTAATGGTGTTACTAATAATGGTACAGATAGTGGTACGGTTATTTTTACAATACCAACAACTGCACCAGACTCTTTATTTTATCAATGTGGTAATCATGCTTCAATGCATGGTGTTTTAAAAATTTTAACAAAAACTGCAAATACAAAAATTGATGTTGCAAGTGAAATACTTGGTGCAATAAATTATACAACAAGTTCAGGGGTTGCACTTTCAAATGGAATGAAAGTACAGTTTGGAACTAATGTTGTAAATTCAACAGTTTACGCAGATAAAGATTTTTATGTTGAAGGTGTAGGTAAGAATATTACATTAACAGATATTGATACTCTTATTACTCCGGAACCTTATGCAACAGAAACAACAATATTATATGATTCAGTAGGATTTGATTCTAGACCGTATGCCAAAGCATTTTATAGACCAGATGTACACGACTATATTACAATAAAACGAAGTGCAGTTGATCAGAATGCTTGGTCAAGATATAATAGATGGTTTCATAGATCTGTTATTGAAGCAACGGCCACTGCAAATGGCAGTGCATTGGCGCTTGACGAAAGTGATAGAGCAAAAAGACCAATTATAGAATTTAATTCAAATCTTGCATTATACAATTATGGTACAGTTGCAAAAAAATCAGTTGCGTTAGTAGATAATGTAACAACAGATGTATTTTCATCAATGGTGAACCAAACAGGATACTTTGTTGATGGTATAAAAGTTACTGACGGTATGAGGATTTTGTTTACGGCAGATACAGATAAACTTGTACGAAATAAAATTTATAACGTTAGTTTTGTAACAATTTTAGGAACAACTAGAATTGCTTTACAATTAGCAGAGGTTAGTGATACGCATCCAGTTGATGGTGAACAAGTTTATGTTGAATTTGGAAAAGTAAATCAAGGAAAAACTTTACATTATTCTACATCAGCAGGACCAAATCGAGACGAAGAAACATGGATTGAAGGTCAAATTAAATCTAAAGTTAATCAACAACCATTATTTGATTTGCATGACGACGAAGGTGTAAGTTTTTCAAACGATTTAGTATATGGATCAACAAACTTTGCAGGCTCAACGTTATTTGGATTTAAAATATCGACAACAGCAACAACTGATACAATATTAGGATTAAAAGTAAAATATAATACAATTAATAATGTAGGTGATATGGTTTTTGAGTCAGATGTTAATTCTGGATCATTTAAATATAAAT